AACCGAACTTTAATTAGCAAGATTTTCAAAGATCTCTCGTGCTTACAGCGTATAGCTGCTTAGCACATTATTGAATTATTAACGAACTATTGATAATTAAAAAATATAAGATATGGGTGTTAAATTAACAGAAAAGAAGCTTGTTACGGCAATGAATACCGAACAAACCTTCTTGATTGTAGTAGATGGAGCTCTTCGCAGATTAAGTCTCGGAGACCTTCAGAAAATGATGGGTAACAATATTTTCTACCCATCAATTACATTGGAGCAGTCTTCTAACCCTAAATTCGCTCTGCCAACGCCTTTCATGGCTGATATGTATCAGAGAGCAATGGGTGGATATATAATGAAAGTTGTGAATGGTAAGGTGTATGCTGCTAAGCTAGACCCTAGTAATTGGGAGTTCTTCGCTGACGGAACAAAGGTAGATGATGCGTCAAAGTATGAAACGATGGTTCATGTTCCCGATTGTCACTTCAAGGCTGATAACAAGACATTGCAATTCGGAGGATTGTTCCCTATTTCGGGCGGTAAGACTTTCGATTCGCCAAACTGGGTAGGTGCATACAAGATGTACGTAGATGGAAGCGGTGTTGGTCATTCAAGACCTAACGTTGCCCCTTCACATTCAAGGACGATGAGTGCATTTTGGGCTTGCGCACAGAAGCTTGGTTCGAACTTTGGTCTTGCAAACTATGGATTTCAATGCCTCATAGAAGCATTGGAACAAGTAAGTTTCGGTGACCTTAATACACAATCTGTAATTGGAGCTGGATTCCAAAGTAGTTCTTGGGAAGCATGTCGTGATGTACCTATGGGCAAGTGTATCTCTCTCGGTGATGGTAGCGGTAAGGTGCTCTATAACGATGCTACTATCGGTAATCAATACCCTGTCAAATTATTTGGCTTTGAGGATTTATGGGGTAAGCTTTGGGAGTTCCGTCCAGGCATCCGTTTCTACATGGATGGCGATACTCGATACGCTGTTGTCTATAGCGGCAATCAGGTAAGTAATACGGCAAATGGGCGAAAATTTACAATTCCGTCATCAGCTAATGGAGAGTTTGTTACGCGAAAGACGCTTGGTACGTATTGGGACGCATTTCCGCAGGCTGTTGGAGGTGGCGATAGCACATACTACTGCGATGGCTTCTGGGCTGCGACAAGTGGCGAGCTGCTGTCCGTTGGGGGTCGCGCTGACTACGGGTCGCAATGCGGTCTTTCGTCTGCGAACTCGAACGTCGGTTTCTCGAACTCGTGGACGAGCATCGGCGCTCGCTTGGCTTTCTACGGAAACCCGACAATCGTGAGCGGTTCTGAGCTCATGGCGATGTAATCCAACGCATAGCGTTGGGTGTACATCTGCCAGTGAGCTGGGCGAAAAAAATAGTGAATAAATAAAAATAATGTAAAATGCAAGATTGAAACTGAAAAGTTTAAATCTCCTTTTAATAGGATTCGCAGAAGCACAAAAATATAAACAACCCAAATCCGTGCGATAAGATTTTCTACAACCATGGAGTGGGTGAAGAAAAGGTGATACATCATGGAGCTGCTGAACGTTGGGGGTAACGCTGACAACAGGTCGCAATGCGGTCTTTCGTCTGCGAACTCGAACAACGGTTTCTCGAACTCGAGGACGAACATCGGCGCTCGCTTGAATTACTACACAAGATTTCTATTATTAGAATGACGATATAATTTTCACTGTTCCTCGCAAGTCGTAAAGCTACGAGATAGTTTGGACGAGAGAGCACATGATTGAACCTGTCTCAATGGAAGGATATTTATCCCGACAGAGAAAAGATTAAAGGCGTTGGGTATGAGTAGTTGGGTATGTCCTACTGCAACAGAGTCCCCTCTCGCAAGTAAGTGATACATTTGTACGTATGTGCCGAAATCCAGTGAGCCGAGAGTGTAGAAAGCCTATTGATAAGGAAAGCGATTTTTGAAATATTGGTTGAAGTATAAAAATGAAGGACGCGCAAGAGCTGGCGTATAAGCGTAAGGCTAAGCTACGCAAGAAGCACGGAAAGGTCAGAGTAGAACTTGTTAGTGATATGACTAACCTCAATATTGCGGTAAGGAAATCACGCAAGGGTAAGGAAGGAAAGAAGGGAGTGGTTATATTCGACAAAGACTATAATGGTAATCTTTTGAGATTACAGAGAAGTCTTATAGATGGAACTTACAAGACTAGCGAAGGGCACGATTGCATGAGAAGATGCCCTTGCGGTAAGGTAAGAAAGCTTCATAAGCTTCCGTACTACCCAGACCACGTTGAGCAGCATGCCTTGATGCAGGTTCTGATGCCATACCTCACAAGAGCTCTATATATAGAGAGCGGGGCAAGTGTAAAAGGCAGAGGAATGATTTATGCGAAGCGCAGAACAGAACGATGGATAGACGAGAATAAGTCATGTGGAAGATTGTACTATTGCAAACTTGACTTCGTTAAATTCTATGAGAACGTAGACCAGCAGGAGATATACAAATCTCTGTGTGATTTCTTTACTGATAAAGGCGTTAGAAGGCTTTTGCATGAAGTTATCTTTGCCTTACCGAAAGGTCTAGGTATTGGTCTATATCCTATTCAGACCCTTACCAATTTCTACATGAGTATCTTATGTAGATTAGTATGTAGGAAATTTGATGTTAAGGTAGAAATATATTGTGATGATGTCATTATATTGGGTAAAAACAAGAAGGAAGTATGGAAAGCTTTCAACTTCATATTGGAATATGCTAATAAAGTGATGCACCAGCAGTTGCACGATAATATCGGAATGCAGATAATTGATGATACGCATTTCCTTGATTTCGTAGGATACCGTTTCTACTTCAACCATACAATGTTAAGAAAGCGCATGAAAGAGAAATTCAAAAAGAAGATGCACAACCTTAAAAATCCTATGAGGAGATACCAAGTAGCTATGAGCTACAAGGGTTGGTTGATGCACTGCGATGGTTTTAATCTTTGGAAAATGATAACAAAAATGAATAGTTTTGATGATTTTAAGATGCCGCAGATTGAGGACAGAGATGCCAACGGCAAGAGAATGTTTGAAGGTCAGAGGATGAGCGCAAGCTACTTTTCCGAGAGACCTATCGTTTTCCTTGATGTTGAATTTGACGTAAACAGCAAGGTTCATAAATCGGGGAAGAGCAATGTTGTCAGCGTTGAGGAGAACGGACAGAAGTTTAAGTTCTTCACTAACAACAAGAAACTCGTAGAGCAGTTGAAATGGTGCTCAGACAATGATAAATTCCCGTTCCTGGGAAAGTTGCGTAGAATGAATCAGAGTGGAAACCCTGATTTCAGAATTGTAGGAACAAAAGCATAAAAGTATAATATTTAAAAAGAAAGGATATTATCATGGAAATTAGAAAGTCTACATTTGATTACTCACCTAGTCTGATTGAGTATGAGGGTAATTATATTCGCATCAATTTCGATGTTGAGCAGATTGAGTTGGAAAACAGTATGGATAGCAGCGAAGGCAAAAAAACTACCCGAATGGCTTATGCCGCCCACGTTGTCCGTATCGAGCAGCCTTTGGAGCGAGGTAAGATAGTTGATGCAATCGTCTCATCCGCTTATCCTACCGACAAGATGCAAGCTATCATCAACAACCATTTCGCCAATCTTGCCAAAATTGCGGATGGCAAGAAGCTTGATGCCGATGATAAGGAGCATGAAGCAGAGTATGAAGCTATGCAATCATGGCGCACGAAGGCGAAGGCTGTAGCTACGGATGTTATAGACAATTATATCAGCACTCATTAAAAGGAGGATAATAGCCTATGAAAAAGGTAGTACATCTTTTTGCCTCGCAGCGTGTCAACCGCAAGGCACGTACTGACAATGAAGAGGTGTTCAGGGAGAAAGTTACGCTCATTACCAACAAGCAGATGTCGGTAGGTACGCTGGTAGACTTTGCTCAGTTGGTAGCAGACATGGGAGATTGCGGTATTGTGATAGGCAATAACCGCATAGCGCTGAAAGCCGACCAGGTAATGGTGATGAACGGCAAAGACGAGGCAGCGATGTTTGAAGGTGGCAAGCTCAATGCTAACCTGATTGATGCAGAGACTATCAACGTGAATCATGTTTATGCAAGGAGTTCGGAAGGTGCAAGTATCATAGGCCATTTTGGTAACTTCGATAAAGCCGATGCTGTAGTAGGTAGTGATAAGTGTCCGCTTTGGCTTGGTGCAGCATTGGCAAAGGATGCGCCATTCAGAGTAACGAAAGATGGTTATATATATGCGTATAAGGGTATATTCGCAGGAGAACTGAATAGTGTGACAGGCTCTTTTTATAGATTGACTGCGGTTAGTTCTGATGGAACTAAAAGCGCTGGTTCAATATATTTTGATGGTTCTGGCCGTATAACATTTGATGCAGATATTTATAATCAAGGATATAATTCTGCGGCGAAAAGAGGTTGGCGTTTCTATGCTAGTAATGTATGGTGTCGTTCAGCCTTTGGGCATCGACAGAGTACATTGGCAGTGGTAAATGGTGGTAGTATGCGCGTTTATCCAGACGGATATGATAGTGGATATACAGTTATGGCTCTTGAACATACTACGTATGACAATAAAACCGTATACAAAATTCCATTGTACAGTCCTAATGAAGAATCGTCCGGATGTCCTATTGATATAGTAGTATTCAATCCTCTTAGAGCAATTGCTACATCTTATTACGAATTTATCCCTGGAGGAACAGGTAAGCGTTGGATGGCAATAAATGCCAATGACAGTAATAATGGAATATATTTCTGTGATGTCGGTGGATGGCATCAACTTCATGGTGGAGAAACAATAAATCTTGTATATATAAACCCAGAATTACTTATTCCTAGCCAGGAGGATAAGACCTATTTCGGTCGTGGTATCTTCTGGAGCGGAGTAAATGACTTGAATTGGTCGGATAGATAATCATAAAAGCAAAAATTAATATGAAAAAGAATTTTAATGTACCTTTCAAGAATTGGAAGGGTGAGGTGATAGTATCACCAGTAAAGAACGAGAGCGGAGAGGAAACCTACAAGCCACAGATTATAGGCGATATTGTAGGTAAGGTGCTCTTCGAGGTGATAGACAATCAGAGTATTCAGCTATCGGGCGAAGAAAAGCTACGTGCTTATCGGGTAGCCTGCAAGATAGGCAAGGATGCTGAGAACGTAGACATCGAAGCCGAGGACATTATTCTTATCAAGAAGATACTCTGTCCTGTGATGGCTGTAGGTGGATATGGTCAGATAGTTGATTTGCTCGAAGGATAGGAACAGATAAGGCGGTTCTTCACATGGTGACCGCCTTATTCTTTTTTCGTCCGTCAGGGAAGTGTGTTGCATCGAATTTTTCGATAGGCTCTGTTATCATGTCAGCGAAATATGGAGCATCAGAGCCACCGAAAGATGGAATTAAATCACTAAGATAGCCATATCTACCTTTCCTTCGTTCCTCCTCTGCTTGCGTTACAAGACCTTTCTGCATTCTAACAGCAAAAGGAAGTTTGTTGAAACTATAGATACCATCTATCCAGTCGTTAGGGTGCGGATTACACTTGTGCTCCAACTCTCGCTCTCCAGGAGTTGATGGCAACCTACTGCCACCTACCAGGTACATCATTTGATTTTCGTATGGTTCTAATTTTTTCATAATCTTAATATTTTGATTTCTGCTGCAAAGTTACGAAAATAAACTGAAAGTGCAATGTTTATGTTACCATTTTCTTCAATTTTGGTAACAAAAAATCGGTAACAAAACTTTCAGATTATTACTTTTTTATGAAGTTTAACACAAAAATATTCTCATTTTCGTTGATTTTGCGCAAAAAAGTGTATCTTTGCACAATAATTTAATTTAATTTAAATCAACCTAAAAAAAAGAGATTATGACTAAAGAAGACGAAGCCGAAGTCCAACGGCTATTAAAGAATGTGGACGTTACCGAGCTGATGGATATGCTTAAGAAGCATGGTAATCGGTATAGCAGGAGAATATTAAAGTTCTTCCGCTGGTTCTGCAAGTATGTGCCTATCATTATTATGTTCTTCCACGCATACGGCATTTGGGAGTTCTCTCAGCATCCCCGTGAGATGTTTATCCCCTATAATGAAAATATGCCTTGCTATATCTTTATTTATTTCATGGTTTACGTCCTGCCGATGGTGACGATACTTGCAAGTAGATTTTTCTTCTTGTGCCAGTGGTATCGCATTCCATTTATATACTTCTTAGGCATCAATGCGGCTCATATTGTAGAGTGGAGTTGGTACACAACTAAAGATATGGTGGATTCATGCTTTACGGTCATGGTCGTGACAACTATATTCTATTTGTATAGCTTTGCTAGAATGTTTGTTAATGATACGAAACTAGGACGTAAAATTTGTGCATAAGATATGGGAAAGATATTAAGTTATAAGTTGCTAGGTACAGCTTTGAAGTCGTTGGCTGACGCTTGCTTTAAAGCTGACGAGCAACAGCGAAATGGTGAGGTCATCACCGCTTGCGGAATGAGTGACGATGACCTAGATAGATTGTGTGACATTATCCCCGATATGCTCAATCCTATGATGAGCACCGAGGAGGTTAAGGAGAAACTGCACGTTTCTGATGCTACCCTTAACAGGATGGTGGCTAGGGGTGATATTCCGAACGGCGTTTGCAAAAAGCGAGGACATACCCGATATTTTAAGAAGTGGGACATACTACACTTCATAAAGAGCAAGAGAAAATAACGGATAAGCCCTATCGCAGCACGGATAAGCGAGCATATATGAGTATTGATTATATGTTTTGTACTTTGATTATAGCAGCGATACTGGCAATCATCAACAGCACGTTCATTGCATACCTATACTATTCTTACGAGTATAAGAAGGTCGATAAGTACTTCTTGACTTGGGTAACGATGTCAACTATGATATTGATAATGTGGTTCGTGGAAGGATTGTATCTGTATCTAACAAATTAATGATGAAAAATTTGGTGGTTTCAGAATTATTGTCTATATTTGCAGTGTTTTTTAGAGCAGCGTTTTTTAGAGCATCGCATTTCCGAGCAGGAATGTAATATTCCCCTATACTACGCCAATAGTATAGGGGATTTTTGTTTCTACTTCTATCCTAATAGTTGAACATGTAAGTATTCCTTACAAGTTGAGTAAGAGAGGTAAGTGATTGCCTCTCTTTTT